AGGTGTCCTCTGGCCCCCTCCCGCGACCGGTTCGGTACCGACCTCCAGACCACGTCCCCTGGACGTGGCTTGGTGGCCTGCGTAGGAGATGTCGCTCCTATAACAGTAGAACGCTTTCTACAGCAGTAACCATTAAGTCACTACAGGGAGTGACAAATTGCTCTTAATCTAACAACAATATGTTAAATCAAGTAAACAACTGGTTAATTGCCGGAGGAGGCATCAAGAAGTTAACTGACTTCTTGGTGCTCCTTTTTGGTGTGAGCGCATTAGCCGACCTTGGTCGGTCAATCCGCTCCCTCTACCGAAACAATGGTGCTCAATTTACCGTCTTGTACTTAAAAGAGTGCAAGAGGGCGGTTGAACACTTTTGTTCCGGTGGGGCTCTTGCCAATACCATTAGTCCGCCGTTTGTCGGTTTAAGAAAGGGTTTACCTTCTTTCTTGCCGGCAGACCTAAGGAAACGGATCCGCAGTGGTGACAAGGTTGGCATTATGCTAACCTTGACACTTCTAGGACTTTATCGGGGACTAGTTGTCCCTCCTAATGTCAAGGTCGAGACCATAACCAATGGCTACTCTGGAGAGAGTGACCATTTGTTAGGGTTTTCCGACACTGTGGGACGTTTTCTTGGCCAACTGCAGATAGGGAAACTCAAAAGACCCCGACTGTGGTTAAGTACCAGTGTAGGTCCCCATGGGATGATGGGTAGTGTGACTGCCATCAGAGATGCAGCTTCGCTGCTCTCTGGTGCGCATCAGACTATCCGCCTATTCCAGAGGGAGTACGCTGGTGCAGTCTATGGTCGTTGGTACAGAATCTGGTTTTCGATACAGGTCAGGTTCTTTGCCTTCGTCCATTGGATACTTTTTCCATCATGGACCGCGCAGTCTGGCGTTACCTCTTGGCTTAGTCGACTCCATCGTATTGAGGAGCCGGCCGGGAAGGTGCGAATTGTGGCAATCACGGATTACTGGACGCAGCTTCTTATGAGGCCCGTCCATAACCTCGTGTTTGACATTCTTCGTACAATCCCCCAAGACGGTACGTTTGACCAGGAAGCCTGTGTATCCCGCCTCAAGGATTCTATCCTTTTGAGGTTGGGTGAGCATGGTAAGGAAGTTACCGTTTACTCATATGACTTGTCTGCTGCGACTGACAGGATGCCAGTGCACCTGTACCAAGAGTTGCTCTCTCACATCATCGGATTTGAGGAGGCAACTCTCTGGAAGCATCTCTTAACCGCCCGTAAGTGGTGGGACAGAGATTCTGTATGGAGTGTGGAAGAGGGACTCCGTCCGGATGGACCCTGGTTATCCCGTTTGTACGCAGTAGGCCAGCCTATGGGGGCTTATTCTTCTTGGGCATTGCTGGCTCTAGCACACCATGCTATAGTTCAGTACTGTGCAGGATTAATCGGCCGCACTTCTTGGTTTGAGGATTACGGTGTCGTAGGAGACGATATTGTAATCTTCGACCAAGAGGTTGCGAAACGGTATCGCGAGGTGATGTCGGAACTGGGGGTCGTGATTTCAGAGGAGAAATCCCTGATATCTCGATCGGGTGTTTT